AAAAGGTGTTTTTGATAGCTGTTTTGGTGATATTAAAATACGCTTGTGTACCCTCTGCTTCTATCTTTTCCTCAAACTCTGGGATAATAGAACTATGGGCTGATACCATAGTATAACGGCTAAATAGTATCTTATGCCCCGCTTCAAAAGATAAGCGTTCCAAAAAGGTAGATGCGTTGTACGACTTGCCACTGCCTCGACCTCCTGAAAGTATGATAATGAACTTATCTTTATTCAGATATAGGGGATTATATACAGGTTGTGTTTTAATCATTACTTTTACTATTGTTTTTGAGCCACTGAGCGATGTCGATAGAACCTTGTACGGAGACTTCCTCTTTTATACCTTCATCGGTTTTGAAAGTAGATAGTACAGTTTGCATTGCTGTCATTCGTGTTTTTTGGTCTACTACTACTTCACGGAATTGATTAGGTATTACTGTACCTTCTTCATCAGTGAGAGGCTCACGGATAACGCCTATAATAGCAATGGCAGATACCAAGTTAGATACATCATTGAATGTACGCGCTCGATATGCTTTTTGGACGATTTCCAACTCTGGGTTTTTACGAATACGCCCATATACAGATGGATAGGTAACACCAAGTATTTCGGCTGCTTTTGTAGGCTGTCCGTTGGCTTTGATAAGGGCTTGTTTTAGTTCCTCATCGGTATATTTTTCGTTATCTATTTTCTTACGGGGTTTCATATCAAATGTTATTAAATGTTATTAGTCTATGCGTTCTACCTTTGCCGATAGTGTTTCCCCTTTTATCATTTTAAATTCAGGGTCAAACCCCATACGGAGCATAAAAGCTTCTTTGTTTTTCCAGTTATCAAATGAAAGAGTTACGTAAGCATCTAAATTTTGGGCTTTTTCAATCGCTTGTTGTTTGATAGCTTCTTTTGCTTCTTTGACTTGCTGCTTTTTCTCTTCATTGGATATTTCTCGATCAATGTCTTTCTCTTGCTTTATGGGAGCGTATGTATCTTCTATAGCTTGTGATAGGTCGGGTACTTCAAAGGAAGAGTAATCGACCGCATATAGATTGAGGTCATAATCATCAAGCCCTGCATTGAGATAGTCAATATCAGGAATGAGTGATCTCATTAGTTCTTCGTCAAGTTCGGTACGCGAGCGTGTTTGAAATATATTTTGTTCCTTTTCTGTTTTAAGGTCAAAAGACACTTTTTCTACTTTGATTTTGTAGTCAGTTTCGGGTGTACCATTATATTTGTGGATAATGTCAAGGGACATTACTCGCTTGTGTCCATCTACAAGGTTTGAGGTTTGTTCATTCCAAATAATGCCTCCTAAAAAGCCTACATTTTTGATGTTTTTACGCATTTGTGCTATTTGCTCGTCTGTATGCCTTTTAGGATTGAAAGGGGCAAAGTTTATTTGTGAACGGTTTATGGTGATTGTTTCACTTTGCTTGTACAGTTCCTTGGGTGTTTTTGTTTTTTTGGTCATAATCAAATAGTATTTTTTCAGATAATGGGTAAACATCTAATATTTTCTGCAAGTCATTAGGATAATGCTCACGTAGGTATAGATATACATCAAGGTCAAAGGTTATTCCGTTGATTTTTTTGTTGCTGTATTGTATGGGTTTGGGCAATCGGTTGTTGCTGATGTATCGCAATACATCTTTATCTTTCCATAGAGAAAAAGGATATACGAGTTTTGTAGGTGAAATGGCTTGCATTTCGTATTGTCGTAACATTATACGCCTATTCATACTATCGGACTGTTTCATTCCTAAGAATACGTACTCAATTTGTGTTTCGAGGCGTACTGATTGTATAATATCTGATAGTTTGAGTATGCGTGTATTTTGAGGGGTACAGAATAACCCTGATTTATTGATATAAGTAAGGGCGTAATGAGGTCTCTGTATAAATGAGATGTTAGGGTATTGCTTTTTTGAGAAGTTTATGAATTTATTGATATGTTCAAGGTCTTTTACAAAGTACATAAATACGCATACTACTTCATCGAAGTTTTGGGCGCACCAGTGTAGTAATGCAATACTATCCTTGCCGCAGGAATAAAATAGCAAAACACGGTTAGTTTTAGCCTTAACCGTGTCTATTACTTGCTGTGTGTGTTGGTAGATATTCATATATTAACCCGCTGAAAGTCCTGCTTGTTTTCTAACAGCAGCATATACGTTTCGCCTACGTTGTTGTACTGACAACGCTTGACCTTTTTGATTTCTACCATATCGGGCTACTCTACTAATACCCGATGTTCTGTTGATTTGTTTTTGGATTTGTGTTTTTCTAACTCAGCTGAATGTTTTAAAGGATTATTAAATATTTTTCTTACTTATCACTTTGCCTAATGTATAAACCATTTGGGCTTCGATGTACTCTTGACCATCTTCTTCGTAGGTGATTTCTTCACCATTTTCATCGACAGAAAGTTCTATTTCAGAGTTAGTGATTTCGATAAGTACTTCAGGGCGGTTGCTTGCATAACCATTGAAAAACCTAATAGCATCATAATTTACTGGTTGAATCCACTGGTCTTCATCTTCTGCCTCTGGATTTTGGATAACATACTTATCGGCATTCTTTGGACGAATTTCACGATACTCTCTTGTTTTTGCCCCTGATAGAATATCTTCTAAATAAGGGCGTTTGATTTGTAATGTTAATACTTTCATATTGTGATATTTTATTAGTTGCGGGGGCTGGACTCGAACCAGCGACCTCGTGCAAGTTAAACACGCAAGCTACCCAACTGCTCCACCCCGCTGGTAGGGCAAAGGTACGGCGATTGTTGCTATATAATGCTTTTACGATTTAGTAAAAAGTTAGTAATTTTTTAAAGTAGTGTCATTTGTTGCAAATATAGTGATTTTATGCAATACTTACAAGGTTGAACTTCTTAAAACAGCGATATTCGTGGCATTCGGTATCGAAATATACTTGTACAGTATTATTGCTTTTGCGTTGAGAGTGATCGGTTTGGGGTAGCAAATCAGGGCGTAATGTACCCCACGCTTCACGGGTTGAGCCGTCTACTTTCTGAAAGTAAAAGCGCACTATCTGGGTGCTCATTTTGCTTTTGAGTTTGATATTTGCCCACGCTTTTTTGAGGCATTCGCTAAATGATAACCCTGTTTGGCGTGCAAACTGCCAAGCGAGGGTAAAAACGTTCTTTTTGTCGGTATTTTTCATTTTGATATAGGTGTTAAGTTTATTACTAAGATTTTGAGCCTTTTTGCGCCTTGCTCAGGGCGTTGTGATTAGTTGTTTAAAGAATGTACATCATAACGAGCGCAAATGTATTTTTCTTCAAGCTTTTCAAGTGCTTTTGGGGTTACAAAGTAGATACCTTTAGTATATTCTGATTTTTTTATACCACGACCTTTGAGTTCTAATTCGGTGCGCACTTCATAATTATTATAGCACCATTCGTAATATACTTGTACCTCTTGTTGTTTGTTTAATGCTTTCATACTATTAATGTATTTAATGTTATTACTTGTTCTTATTGTTTGACGGTGCAAAGGTAATTACATTTATAATTACGTGCAAATATTTTATGTTAAAGTTTTGTTAAATGTAATTACATTAGTAATTTAATTAGATATTACTTTATATCTTTGCGCTGTTAATTATAAATAATTGTATATGGCACGTAGAAAAGATAAAGTTTTTCAGATAAGAGCTTCGGAAACATTTTTGACGCTCCTCAAAGAATTAGCTGACAAAAAAGGAATGTCGCAAGCGAACCTTATTGAGTATCTCGTACGTAAGGAGGCTGATGGTATGCAGCTGAAAGAACAATTTCAGCAGGAACAACAAAAAGAGGATGAATAAATAACTCTTTTTATGTAGTAATGGAAATTATATAAAAAAATCTACCGCCTCTAATTATAACATTAGAGACGGTAGCAAAACCAATTGAAAAAAGAATTATGACTGTTTGCAACGCTGAATAAGGTCGCTTTCTATTTTTTTGAAGATGTAATTATATCCTACATTTTTACTCAATATTGTATGTTGTTTGAGATAATAGGATATATTAGACAATGGAACTTGTAGATATTTGGCTATTTGGCACTGAGGGACTGTTGTGTCGTGTTTTCTTACTAATCCACAAAATAGCTTTTTGTTCTCAATGGTACTTAATGGCTGTCCAGTTATGGTTTCTACAGATTGATGTATTTCTTTTAATATCATAGTATTTTTGATTAGGGGTTATACATTATCTTCTTCCTTTAAAGCCCTCAATATTTGGGGCAAAATAGTCATGTATGCTGATGAAATCTTCTATTACTTTTTGAAATTCCTCAAACGTGTAACACACGGCGTAGGTATGCCCTAATGCTATTGCTTTCTTCTGAAACTCTTTTTGGTTATCAGTTTGGCGATTTCCTTTTACTTTCATTTCGATATAAATGCTTTTACCTTGGGGGAGGAGTACTACCAAGTCAGCAACTCCCGCCAATACGCCCTCTGCTTTGAGGCGTTGTGCTTCACGAACGTTGCGACTTCCTCCGTTAGGGACGGCGTAAATGATGAGGTGTGGGTATTGGTATCTAAACCAACGAACGCAGGCGGTTTGGAGTGTGCTTTCTTGGTGTTTCATAGTGGGTTATTTTGTTTCAAAAACTTCTTTTAATACTTCAGTAGGGTAACTTTTTACAAATCCATATTTTGCATCGTATTCATTACCCATTGGTATATCTCTTTGTACGCATATTTTAGCAGCCTTTCTTCCTAACGCAATAGCTGTTTGTAAGGGTACTTTTTTGCCTATTATATTACTATACCCTGAAATGGTAAAATAATCTTCATTTTTAGTGGTGATTTTAGCTTCTATTTTGGTAAGGCGTTCATTTTGCAAGGCTATTTGTTGCGCTTGTAGTTGTTGTGCTTTCTCTAATGCTATCATTCCTTGTGCTTGAGCCATTAATATTTCGCCTGCTGTCATTGGCTTATTAGCTTCCTCAAAGCGTTCTAACCAAGCTACTACGTGCCTACGTACAAATTTGCTTTCTCTTAATAAGACTTGCTTTCCTTGTGCGATAGTGAGTTCAAACATAGGTTGTTCTCTGTTCCATTGGTCTTTATATGAGGTTGGCAAAATTTTTTGCTGACCTATTTCCTCTTCAAATTCATCTCGAATAATAGCCAGCATAGTCTTATGCTGTAGTTCTACATCCTTACCTTCTTCTTTTCTAAAAAGGTTGATTTGTTCTACAAGTTCAAGGCTTGTAATTGTTTTCTTTGTAGTAATTCCTTGTTGTGTAGGTATTGATAATTCCATTTTTTGTATTTCTTAGTTTAACGGTGCAAATGTACGGAATGATTTAAATAATTCCTAATATTTTTTGTTGTAACTTTTTGTATATCAATATTTTGCAACGTTACTATTAACGTTGCGTTTTAACATTGCAAAATAGCAATCGCCTGACTATCACACCCTATAAAACGCAAAAAGACGAGCGTTTTGCCCGTCTTTGTGTAAAAATTATTTTGTTATATTTATAACTTTTCTATGTTTCTGAGTTTTTCAAGGTAGAAATCGCGTATTCGTTGAAAATCTTCATCGGTGAACTTGTTATCTCTGAGCTTCATTCGCTTGTGAGTTGCTGCTGATGTACTCTTCTGAATTGCTCTTGCTACCTTGCTATCGGATAGTTCTAATTGCTGAATGATATATATTACTTTTTCGTGTGGTGTCATATTTTTTTTCTAATTTTGCACCCTCATTCTAAGGGTTGTTAAATCGTTAGATTGTTTTAATTTTACAAGTAAGCCCCTAACACTACATTAGGGGCTTGTTAATTTAAAAGTGTTATATTACTTCTTCTTCGTATACCACCTCACCTGTTTCATTACAAACGACTTGCACTATACCACCCTTGTAGTCTTCGAAGTAGCTGTGATTAGTACCATTGAATGATTGAATGTAGTTCTTACAATATTCTAATGTAGCCTCAAAGCCTTTATCGTTAGAATTATTATCGTCGTTGAATACTACATTGTAAGTTTTTTCAGACATCGCTTGTAATATATCATTTTTTTGAAAATCTTCAAAGTAGGTAATGATTATATCATTGCCTTTAACTTCATAATCACGGGCGTCTAAGTTTTCGTTCACCCAATTTAAGTTGCGTTCGTTGTTTTCGATTGTGAATGTTTTTGTTCTCATTTTTCTTTGAATGTTTAAATTGTTATTACTTGTTTTAATTTTACACTGCAAAGATACGGCAAGATTTTTAATTACGCAAGTGTTTTGCTTGTTTTTTTTCATTTTATTTTGTTTAAAATATAACAAAAATTTATAAATGTGTATTTATTAGTTAGTTACAAGACTGTTATTTTCTGTGAAAAAAAGGCAAAAGGTAGTGTTG